AAGTACGCCTAATTCGATGATCTGCGGTACCGCCCTCCCGATATGGTTCCATGAGTTTTTCAAAATCAAATTCAGTTTCCCGTAACCTTTTTTCTACTTCTTCCGGACTCATATTTGATTCTTTCATCTATAACCCCCTTAACCTTTTATAAAAGTTTACTATATTTTTGATTAAAACAGCTATGTTGGGAGCATCCTCGATTAAACCATAGCTAGCAAATAAATTGCAGATATTTGCCAATCCCGCACTTCCATAAGTTTTTGAGTATACTCCATCAGAAACAAATCCCACTGTATCTATTCCGCTATGAAGTGCCATGATTTATACCCATGACCACGCATCTCTTGTGGTCGTTGTATCATTGTCAGTTATAGAACCAGTCGCTATGTTCCCACTATCTCCCGCATTTCTCAGAGCTGCCGACCCATCAGCATCCGTCACATTCATTTTGTGTGAAAGTAATGTAAATATTCGATACATAAGGGTCTCAAAACTTACAGACAGCGTAGATTCTTGCCTATCCCATATAGCGTCTTTATCTGCGGCAGTAAGAGCATATCCAGTCTTAGAAGCCGCTGCTACTACTCCGTCTGTGCCCGTATCTGCAAGAATGGCATTAATATCCGCTCCATTATCATTTGCTGTTTGTGCGGTACCGTTAACCTCCATAACATTTACTTTGAATCCAGTCGGATCAGCCGCACTTTGCGTTTCAAACTCATCTATTACTGCTGTATTGCCAGCAGCAGATAAGGAAAATCCTGTCTTATCTGAAACCGTAACTGAAGTTGCGGTAATCCATGCTGAATCACCTTGATTTCTGATTGCTTCAAGCGCATCTGTAGTTCTATCAAATGTAGCTGTTGTTCCCACATCTGCAAGTTGACCAATTACTGAATCTAAGTGCACAGTGGTCGCAAAGTTGGTATCCACTGCATTCTTAACAAGATGATCGAGATTAATATCTGCTAATGCCGTATCAACTTCTGCATTAACACTCGCCTTCATGGTTGCGGAAAGATCTCCTTGCACCAAAACACCGTCCGTGCCTGTATCTGTAAGAATAGCATCTATGTCAGAGGGCATATTTGCTGCATCAAGCTCCGCAAGTCTTGTCTCTGTACAAACAGATGCAAGGGCAGCATTATCAGTCCCCCTCATATCAGTATTTGTAGTGGTTGTATCTACTAATTTAACTCCTTCGACTTTATTTGTTCCAGGATCATATCCAGCATCCGCAAAGTCTTTAAGGTCAGTAGCAGATTGAGTTGATCCACCCAATTGGAGTGTATCTACCTGCAAATAGTCTGTACCTGCTGCCGCACACAATGAATCGAAAACATTAGCATTAACTACCATATATTCATGAAATACCGGGAGTGCTCCCGATTCATGCACCCAGAGTTGTAACCTACCTTCAGTATTAGTATCTGTGGCATCGATTGGACATCCATAAATCCCAAGTTCATCATGGGTACAGGAACTAGATTCATTTTTCTGTGCAATATCACCGCCATTCTTAGATAGGCGCACATCTGCCTGGGATATTGTGAGACCCGTTTCAGCCGTCTTTCCATCGGTATCATCAAGGAAAGGGCCAATTTTTAAGGTTGCAGCCGTATCAGCCTTTAAATATAACATCTAATTTCTCCTCAATTGTTTGTAATATTGCATTGCTACGGGAATTGAAATGCCACCTGCCTCTGCCCCAACCCAATCGGCATCGTCGAGGGCATAATTATCAAAATATATCGTTGCCGTAGCTTCAGCGTAATAATCACAATTTATACCCACCCAATGCAATGCTGGTTTGGTTGCATGCGTACCAGAAAGAACACCCTCACTTTCAATTGGATCAGAATCATCCTGATCGTTTGGCTGATCTATGCCATCTATTCTCCATGCCCATGTATCATTAGTTGAGTCCCATTTTACTTCAAGTCTATATTTCGTATTCAGAGAAAGCTTAGTGAGAGATGTGAAATACGCTCCAGTGCCATTATAATTACACATTAATTTAATATGAAGATCCCCAGAACCACTTTGCCAGATATGTGCAATCCAGCAATCTTTGAATGCAGGATCTTCTTCATTCATGCGGGCAATGGTAAGCCATCCATAATTTCCAAGATTCTCGGCTCCTATAACAAACTCAATACGAGTCCAAACATCAGCATGTGGGTTAGCGCTATAATATTGACTTACATATGCTGAGTCATTCGCATCATCAATACTAGCTTTTAAACATTGATCTCCCCACCCAGTCGGACTTCCTGCGCTTGTTGTCGATTCATCTTCATTGAGAGTACAACCAGCACTTACAACTTCACCTTCAGACCAAGTTTCTTCATATCCGGTGCCTTCAAATTTTTCGTCCCAAAATCTAGTCATGGTCTTTTTTCTTCTAACATTCCTTCCTGTTTCCTTGGCAGCCACCATTCAGATTTCGGTTTTCCACTTGAAAGTGGCCTGAGATTTAAGACATAATCTGGCACTGACTTATCAAATATATGCACAAAAATATTGTAATCTTCTTTATTAATTCTAGTATTAACTTTTGATTTTATAGCTGTCTCAATCTGCTTGTTTATGTCATCAATTTGAAAATCAGTTGCCCCTATTCGCACCCTTTCTTCACCCTTGATGCGAATAAAATGCTCTTGCTTTTTTTCATCCCAGATGATCATTATATTTCCATAAGATAACAAGCAACTACTTCATCCGAACTTGTATCTACGTCAATCCATATGTCCCTGAGTGAAATAAGACCTTTCCCTGATTTTGGATCAACAGCAGAGAAGGTCACAGATTCCCGTGCATTAAGTTCGATGCCATTGAACAAGGTCTTATCAACCTGGTTATCCCCGACAAAAGCGCCGTTCGTATTGTCATCGGCTGCCTGAATAATAACGCTAGGAGTCATAATATTAGCTTCAGTCAATGTCTTTTTAATTATCATAGGTTTATACGCCATTTTTTACTCCTTATCGTAGTGCGCTGTTATACCGATAGACACAGACGCTTGTGTTCCACCGCCAGACACAACGGCCTGTAAACCATCACCTTTTACATCGCTAACCTTAACGCCTTCCGGCCCCCAGTCAACAACTTCATCCTTTACAGTGCTTACGTCGATAGTCCATATCACGTCGCCACCTTCGACGGTTTTGATCTGGCATATCCCCGCACCACTAACAGCAGCCTTCCAAACAGAGAACGTGATCTTTTCTATGTAGGGATAGAGTTCCCCGTTTTGCTTTGGGACTATTTCAAGGCTTGCGGCTTCCTCGGATACAGTGCCGATCCCGTTAGCTTGTGAATATTTTGTTGCAAACGCCATTACGTTACTCCTCTTGTTTTCCCCTCTTTAAGTTTAAAAGCTTGGTTTTTTTGTTCCCCATAACCGATTTCATCCCAGTCTTTAAAGCGATCCTGGAAAGTCTCATCAATGATAAACGGGTTTATATGTCCGACTTTGATAGTTGTATCAACCCATACATGAGCACCCGCAATGACTTTCAATTCCCACACAAAACGGGTATCCATTGAAGCTTCTCGTTTCATGTTTGATATAGCGAATTTCTCTCCAAACCACGGTTTTTTGAGCATGAGCAAATCATCCACGGGAAACATTATTACGCCAGAACCAATGAAATCTATCTGTTGCAAATCACCGTCACTTGGTTCTATTACTTCCACCATATCAGAATCCAGCTCATAACCACGATACTGCCTGAACTCGGTATTAGATTTAAATCTCCATGCCATCGGTTGAAATGGCTTCATGTGCATTTTGGGTACATTTCCCCTGGAGGGGACAAGGGCCGAGATGACTTCACATCCATCCACCTCGACCCGTTTAATTAACCTTGGTATCATATCCTCTGGGTGAACTTGATCCGAACCCACTATGAGAATATGGCTGGCACCCCATTCAATGGCCTGCTCGCATATGTCTATATGCCGTCTGGCGGGACACCAGCCTCTTCCCCTAAACCACCTTGAATTAGATGGCCGTTGCAGGTTCATGGCGTTCTCTGCAAAGAAAGTCCATATAAAAGGACTTACCCAAGGATAACCAATCGCCAGTTTTTCAACATTCATTCCAGTATACATCACCCTCTCCTTTCCACTCATTATTACGGAGTAGCTGTCGTTGCTGGAATGGTTGCGCCGCTCAGTGAAATATAGCCCACCTTGCAATCTATGAAATCAAGATCGCCAGGATCTATCATTTCATTGACAGTATTGACCAACGAAGTCACTGAGACTCTCTCGACCAGGCCAGTGGCTGAAGAATTGAAATCCAACGCCGTAGCTGCCATTCCGAGAAAACGACAATCAGAAATTCTGATACCAGTATCAGTAGTAGAGGACCTAATACCAGCCAAATCCAGGTCAGTCGATCCATAATAATTAAAATCGCAACGCTCTACTACCCAATCGTCTGTCTGACCTTCGATATCGATACCGACATCCGGGCCTGCCGCTGTTCCGAGAAACAAGCAATCACTGATTCTCCACCTGTCTGATCCCGCCGGAACCGTAACGGCCTTCAGCGGGGCAGCGCCATGCTCTAAGGAACAAAACTCGATAATAGCATCATCGGCAGCAATATTAATCAGCGCGGTACAACTTGCAGCACCAACCAACCTGATGTTTCTCAACAGCACATTAGCAGCACTTATATTGACCAGGTCAACGGCTGTAGCACCATCGGCTGTAATGGTAGGTCTTGCCCTTCCAAATCCCAGGCCGATTGCATAATCCAAATCTGCAAACGGATGATCTGGGTCTTTACCGTCATTGGCATTAGAACCAGAATCGTCTACGAAAAAATACGTTCCCGTTGTCTGGGGTATCAAATTGCCTCCACCCAACTGAGGAACACCAAACGAACTTATCCCATGAGGGAAGTGTGTTAATCCCATTTTTTAATTCTCCGATTAGGAACACCCCCACCCCCTCCTATATTCCTTAGGGCTGCCCTGGGGAATTGACTTAGATCAATAGTCTCACCCCAGCTTACCCATGTTGTATTAGGGATAGCCTGGTATGACTATCCCTAAATTTCTAACGATTTCACTAGCTTACGTTATGTCCATACACCCAACGCCAGTCCTTAAAACCATAACCGATATCCATGTAAACAGCCTGTTTTACGATATATGTCTCAAAATCTATCGTAGTTTTTGCCTCAGGGGCTGTTCTCTCGATCCAGATCAAGTTATCTTTCATCCGGTCAAGATCAACCATAAACCAGTTGACTGTACTGGAATCATCAAGTCTTGGGTAAGGAATGACCTGGTATCTCTTATAGGCCATGTTGATATTGCCCTCGGCAGAGTCCATACCGCTTTTAGTTCCTACTAACTCATAGGCTTCATCGGCAAGGTTATCTGGCACGACAAGGGCTAAATTATCGCCTATATCAATCCGCTCTGAGATATCACTTCTAAACTTCCGCATCAGGAGTCTCGTGGCCGCAACAGCAGTCTTGCTGAACTTGGTACTTCCAGCATTATCAAAGCCAACGGCAGTTGAGGTTCCTGATTTAGTTGTGTGAGAAGAACTGCAGAGGGATTTACCTTCCTCTGATTCCATAAACGTAAATGCACTTGAGAAAGCACCTGTCCAAGCTGCGGCACCATGCTTTTCTCGCACTCTTCCAGCCGACCGCATAAGACCAGCGGCCTCGTTAAGCAATACGCTGTATTTATTGTTCTTTAAGAACTTTCGTTCCCACTGTAAACCACCAGCGAATTCCTTAGGTTCAATTTTAGTATGATAACCCGGATACCTGGTAAGGTATGAAATCTTACCGTTAAACTCTGGAATATCCGGCACATCGCCTACGCTATAGAACTCTTCCCATGCACTGTCGCTATCAAGCATGCGGAACAGTGTTGGAATCATGGAAGGAAGCTCACCGTAGGCATTCTCCGACACTTCTCTAAGGTCATTTACAAGCAACCTTACGAATGCCGCACTATCAATAGGTATGGCCATTAGTTACCTCCTTCCTATGCGCTCTCTCTATCGCAAGAACTTGCAATAAAGTTTATTATGTTCCACCTGAATTCTACGTATTCCTTGTACTGCTCACTGAGATCAAGCCTGATTACGTCAATGCCAAAATAATCACTGGTAACCGCCTCATCGATATCAAAGCAAGTCAACCCAGTGGCAAGCAACTGCACCCTAGACAATCCTACCGGCAACACGTTTACTGCTACCGCCTTATCACCCACAGCCACATCTTTGTAACATGGGGTATCCCATGTATGTGTTGTGTCTGAAGCTGAATCTAAGCACCTGTAGGTACCCTTGTTGGCACCTGTTCGAAAGTAGATGGTAGAATATCCAGCGACGGTAGCAACTGACATTGCGCTAGTCGTACAATCAAGGCCATCCGTTCCTGAGCCAGTAGTAACTGTACCCACGGCTGGGGCAGTTCCCACAGCAGAATCAACGAGATTTCCTCGAAGAATCGTAGAGGGATCAATGAGAGCGACTTTCACAAAATGCTCACGGCCACCCTTTGGCCAGACACCATCCAGTGAGACAAACTCAGTGGTAGAATCATGGGGAGTCGCAGACGTAATGTATTCAGTATTATACGTAGTGTTAAATACTGGTCTCCTCAGATTATGGCCGATGGCTACGCCAAAAGGAATATCACAGTTAGTGTCATTCCATTTACCAGCCGCCTGGGGTAGCATTTGCATACCTTCCCGATCGGCGATTGCACTGGTATCGTGAGCCATTATACTTCCCATATAAACCGTAGTTCCGTACAGAAGTGGCACCCATATGGTCTGAGGAGAATTATGTACTACCTGAAAACCCATAATAGTCTCCCTTCAGTTTCTATTAATTAAATTTACCTGACCGTTGTCAGGACTTCCATTGCCACAGACAGTAGTAACTACCCATTACATGGTGAGCCACAAAATGGGCACCACATGTTGACGACCGGCTGGTAACGAGTTGAAGACCATGTACCCCCTGCGGCTTCGCATTCGGCTTGAGTTTTCCCGGCTGCGTTTTGGCAGTGGAATACTTCGTCTCCATACTGGTCAACCTGTGTATAGGCCGTTGGTGTAATACTTGATTCATCTTCTGGCCCGCCGAGTTCATCCCTGTCCACATTACAGATAAACCCGCAATATCCGCAACGAAAGTATTTGCCGGCGTCTTCTCCACCGCCACGAATGGCATTGCCCTTTATGGGGATGGGTCTAACTGCACGGGGAATATTTCGTTGACGAGCCATGCTTCTTCCTTATGTTACGCTATGCCTCCAATTGTGGGGGGTAGCGGTTTCTTCATTATTTCGATAACTTCTTCTGCTGTTTTGCCAGTTGCTTCGATATATGCCATTGCATCTTTATCGAGTTTAGGCATAACCGCTTCATCCTTATCTAATGTTTCATCACTTCCGCCAGCACCAAGAGGTAACTTCTCGCCCTTATTCTTTTCAAGGGGGTTAGTTTTACCGTGTATCTTTTCTCTGTAGTGTGCATTAGCTGCTTTAAGAAAATTCATTTCTGCATCCATTTTTCCATCATTGCTGTGACGTATATTGAAATCTTTATCCAGCTTAGCGCAAATCTCTTCATAATCATCATGATCTTTATACGCAGCAATAGTATTCATATAAGCATCGTTATATTGTTTTTCGGTGGTCATTCTAGCAGCTTCTCTGGCGGCTATCTTCTTTTCAAAGTATTCATCCAGTTCTCGTTTGGTGGTAGGCACCCAATCAGAATCAACATCCTCGTCAGGTTCAGCCACTGGCGGTTTTGATTGTAATTCAAGTATAGCATCAAGCTTAGCGTTTACTTCCTCGTAGCTCTCACTCAATGCTTTAACCTTTCGCCCAAGCTCAGATCGCTCCTTATTATCATCTGGTTCTGGTTTAGGCTCTAGCGTCGGTTCAGGTTTTGGTTCTGGTTCAACATCTGGTTCCTGGTCGACTTTAGGATCAACACTTGGTTCAGGTTTAGGCTCTGATTTAGGCTCTATTTTTTTTGTTACCATTACTTCCCTCCCTTTAATTCATTAAGGTTTTTTTGATATTTATTGATTCTATCCCGAAAATATTTCAAAAGAGTCATACAGACTCTATACTCTGCTCGTACTCGATCGTCGGCTGTTTCGTTGATAATACGATCTAACCCCTCATCGGCCATGGAAAGCAACTTACTCATAATCTCCTGGCCTGCTGGCGTATCCCATGCAGCCATAAATTGCCTGTCTTTTCCCAGGGCAGAAAGTAACCGCCCTGTTTTTTGTGGGCCGTGTTTATCCGTATATTTTTCTATCTCTTCAAGCGTTGTTGACATATACCCCTCCCTTATTGTGGTGCCATGCCTCCGGCAGCTTCTCTAGCGTAAGCCTCTTGACCGGTCATTGGCACCATATTTTGGTTAGTTGGCGTTCCTTCCATACCCTCCGCCTGGGAACCCATTTGACGGCTTGATTGAATAGCCACATCAGTTCCAAGAAAAGCTTCGGCGAAGTTAACGTATTCATCACCCATCAACTTACATATCTCCCCAAAACAATAATTAAGCATATTTACTGTATCGGGATGTTGTATCTGCACAACCATTTGCGCAACTTGCTGCCACATTCTAATCTTTGCCATTTTTGATTGTTCAGATTCAATCGACTGGGATAATGGTTTATACGTATAATCCCGTGTAGGATCAAAATCGACTACCTTTCTACCCATAAGCTTTTCACCAGTCTCAGGAAATGCAAAGCGATATGTCATTTGCGTTATCATCCAATACAGTTCGGTAAGGAAGGTGTATTCAAATGTCATGGCTTTATAGTTGGTTCTGCCTGATACTTTACCCTCAGCGCCAACTACTGCCGTAGCTGTGGTAGAAGCCTTCCCTGGCATATCTCCCATGGTTGTAGGAAAGATAGCCATAACCTGATCCATTTTGGTAGTCAAAACCTGTATTTGATTTAATGCACCCTGAATATTATCAGATACCTGAAGTTCAATGAGATCTTTCTCGGGATCTTGCAATTCTATAACATGCTCAGGTTCAATGAATGTTGTATTGTTGTCCTCAGTGACATATCTTTTCCCCTTGAATGTGGGGAGAGTAGCAAGACTGACCCTATCGTTTGAAATATTAAAGGTATCATCTATGCCCTTTTGAAGTTCCCTGGCAAATTGCCCATCACCCATACCATTATCTCGCGTAGGGTGAACATAGCATAAGCCCCTTATAAGTGCCTTATAAGGGACACCATTATGATCTCGATAAGGCGTCGGATGAAAAGCAATTAAGGTTCTGTTGGTTCCAGACTTAGCAAACACCTGTATAAGTTCGATCCATTCAGCTTGCTTTCGGATATTACCGTTTGCGTCTAAACCAGGTTTCACCTTCCTGGGATACCCATCCTCATCCCGCTCTTTCACTATTGCCCAATACTTTCCGTATCGCTTATAAACATCGAATCGCTTTTGCCCTGTAAAGTTGGGTGTTGCTCCCCTCGGTTTATCCTTGTCTATGGTTTCCCTGTCTGTCTCAGTTTGTTCGGTGGGGGTTACATCTTCCAACAGGTGAAGGTTGAAGTATCCCTCTACGTCGGCATCACGTTTAAGCTCTTCTAGTGTCCGTGTCCGACGAACATAAACAAAATCCTTATCTTGCGCTGAATAAACATATTTATTATCAGTAACCACATTTCGGGGATCAAGAATGTCATACTCAAACTGATCTATCAGAGGGACTTTACCATATACTTTCTCTTCAACGATCCGTGTTGCTGGCATCTGAGTTTCTCTATCTGTCAAGGGAAAGCCAAGAATATCGGTTTCAAGCTCTTCAACTGTTCTCTTTACTCCAATTACGTCATCCCTAGTCTCCTGTCTCCACCTACACTCTGCCCATACACTACCTTTAAGATTATTGGTAGTTTTACTTCTAATAAACTTGAAAAAATGATAAAGATCACGCCTGTTGAGAGTACGATTAATAAGCTCTTTATTGGCCTGAGCCGCTAAAAGAGATTGCTCATCCTCATCCTCACAGTAACACTCAACGAAATCATGAGTTTGGAAGTATTGAGCTACATCCAGGGAAGATTGAGTTAAGACATGAGAAGCAAACTCAGGGATAGAAATATCAGACCTCCACTCTTGTTCTTTTTCGGGGCGATCCGCATCCAAAAGAGCCACGTATGTCTCGAAATCTTCATTATCTTGCTGAGACTGCATTTTGTGGGTTTCATATTCTCCCACAGCCAACTTATTGATTATGGCTTTTTCTACATTCTCGTCAAACTCGTGGGTTGTTTTAGGTCTAGGCATTTTTTTCCTTCATTGGGCTAAATGTTTTCCTGCCGGTTACAAGCTCTAATCTATCCTTTATCGGTGGCATAACGTAGATTGTATCGCCAGGAGTATAAATTGCCCATGCATGGTGAAGAGATGCAAATGGACTTTTAAGAGTACCCGCATTTGCATCTGAACCAAATTGTTCGTCAACAAAAAGATTTGTCATTATCCTCTCCTCCATTTTAATTCTTTTATCTTTTCCATATTATAAGCATCTATGGATTTTTGATCATCCAAGTAGGTCGATTCCCTTGTGTAGTCCTGCCGTTTCATCATGTGGCCGCAGATAGGGCAATCCATCCACCTTTGTTTTCCAACAAGGGCTTTCTGGACACGTCTTCCGCAGTGGGGGCAATCAAAGGAATATAGCGGCAATCTATTCCCTCCCTTGAAAATATCGTTTAGGTTGATTAGTGATAAGCAATTGTGCGTATATTCCTTTCCTGTGTTTTAAATATTCTGGTTTTGTATCCCAATAAATTGTTACCGGTTCCAATGTCCAATTCACAGAACCCTGAAAGCGATGTTTTGCAAATGTCTTATATCCCTTAACCCAATGTTCCCATTTTTCAAACAAATCCTTGTCATCTTCAAATAATATAACAACCTCTTCCCCCTTGTGGGTATTTATTTCCCCAACTCGTCCAACAATGTCGTTAGCTGTCTTATAGAGTTGATCAAGGTTTTCTTGACATTCCATTTTACCCCCCTCCCTTATTTGGTTTTTCGTATTCGGGGGGATAAAGCAGAACCCATTTAAGGGCATCACGATATCCCTTCCACTCTTTTTTAAATTTCTGTTCTACCTTGCATTTTAAACAAAATTCAACATTTTTTAATTGTTGTTCTATCTCATCCCTTTTTCGTATTGTTTTTTCTGCACTTTTATTGAATAACCCCTGTATTTCCTGTAGTTGCATTATTACTTTTTGGAGATCACATAATGGAAATTCTACATGTTTATCTTTATTCATTACATCAACAATCGCAATACGAATATTTCTAGCTTTCGTATCATTCACATAAACCTTAACCATTTTACTCCCTCCCCTGAAAATATTATTTTAGTTTTTTTGGCGGTGTAACTTCTAATACCACTTTCAGTTCATATGCCATTCCACACCCACAATATTCTATACCATTCTTGCTATCGGCTTTCCAGGCTTGCCCACAATACGGGCATTTAAACTCAATAACACAATCTTCAAATATGGTTTCTATTTCTATCATGTTATTCCCTCCCCTGGAAGTAGCGTTTGGGTTGACGCATTGTTGGTTTTATTTTCCTTGGCGGCCTAAATGCGGGGTGCTTAAAAACAGCTTCCCAAACCATATTAAAATGACTCCATTTCTCTTGAGGTTTATTCTTTTCTTCCTTCAGCATTCTAAACCGTGTTTCAGTATACTCATCCCATCGCCACATCTTCATCATTTTAGCTGCAACTTTACAATTATTGAGAATCCATAACGTTGGAAGATATCCTCTCTTATCGGCAAACTTATCACCCGCCGCAGCTTTATTGTTGAATGGTCTCTTACAACGAATTGAATTTCTTAATCGTTCACGGATTGCATCTCGGCCCTTTTCTCCCTTGGTATCCCATGTAGTGAAATATCCACCAGTCCCTATCCCCTCCCGTGCTAACCTATAAAACTCCTCATTAATATCTTCAAGAACAGTGATTTTATCTTTTTTTATACCCTCTGCCAGTGGATCAATAAGGTTTAAAATAAACTTGTAATCCTTACTCTGAGTACTGAAATTTAAACAAATCTCTTTCGTAGTATACTTCTCAGGGGACGGATTGTAGTCAAGCCATATGAACGCCTCATTTTCAGGTGAAAGAGAAATGCAACCACAAGCCCAGGGAGTCTGAGGATGATAATCAATTCCTCTTGCATGGTTCCAATCATGAGGAATGCCGTAAGGAAAATACTCTTCTGGATCAATAACATGCACCTTGTAATCGAAACTTTTGAATATCCGTCCCTTTACCTGTTTATGGATACCATAACGCCGTGTAGCAAGAATATCAGGATCATCATACTGGCTCATTTTATCTTCAATGGCTTCCGGCGATAATGTAGGATTGTCATCCGTTGCTGCTTGAATAATAGCTATAGAATGTGGACTATCAGTGCGCTCTACCTGCGGGGGGTCGTAATCTGGTGTGCGAAGGTAGTCGCAAACAGCTTTTGTGCGGATGTATAATTGGGCACGTTCAAAGACCTCGTCGTAGGACCACGATAACCTGTTAGCTGGTGTAAGCGACATCAACAAATCTCCGTTTTCTGCCATCAACCTTGGAACCTGTTCTTCATGAAAGTCATATGGCGCTTCCTCGTCTTCCCAAACCGATATACGTTGCTTTCCCGCACTTGATTGAACCGTCTGGGAATAAGCGACAAGTTCTACAATGATGTCACTGCCTTTATATTCTTTCCCGCAAAAAACCTGACCAGCCTGGGGGTCGTACAATGTCATTGCCATGTTTCTGTGCTTGATATCTTTTTTAATGTAGCATGGAGGCAACCACTTTTTGAACTCTGGATAAACACTGTTTTTCACTTCTGTCGATTGCTCGCCCTTCGCATCAGCAGTTTCTCCTGGCAACACCTCAGAAGCAAATCTAAATATCCTGCATCCTCGTTCATGAATCTTAATTTCAGATTTACAGGTAGAACATATCCAATCTTTTGGTAACGTTAGAACATTGAATGTGTGGCCATTTGGACACTCAAAATAAAGAACATTCTTTTCGGGGATAGGGTGCCATCCCATAACCCTAAGAACATACTGAAAAGCACAGGCAGATGTTTTCATGGCCTGGTTGCCAGTAAAAAGAGCGATCAGTGAGTGAGGTAAATTTATAAACTGCTGGAATATCCAGGTTCGTTGAAATTTAGCAAAGTTACTGAAATTCTCCAGAAGTGCTGCATCTACTTGTGTTATAGTTTCGCTTGCTTCCATACAACATTTTCTAATATTCTGATGACGTTGTGGACCCCGGTGTCTATCTCGCCTGAAGTAATAAACCTGGCCTCCCCTAAATATCGGAGCGGATAAAGTAGAATTTCACAAACTTCATGGAATGCTGCACGTTTTAATTCGTATTCTATATCCCGGGGTTTATTAGCCCAAACACGATTCAAAGAAACATCAACAACACGATTGTCATGATTATATTGTGTCCAAGCAAAGACATTAGGATCACCATCTTCTTCATGGTAATAGTGCACAGTCCAATTAAGCAATCCGAATATAGTTATCCATCTTTCGCATTCTTTCTTGAATAACTTGAAATGCTTTGCAGTTGTTTTCATTTCCCCCTCCTTGTTTTAAATTATTTCTTACCCTTCTTCTTAGCTTTCTTTCCTTTAGTCCAACCCCCTCCCTTCTTTTTCTTAATTCCCGTAGCTTTCACACAAACAGCCCAGGGATTTACCTTACCTTTGCTTTTTGCCCGCACTTTACGAACACAAGATTCTAACCGTCGTGGCATTACTTCGCCCTCCTTCGCCTTCTAAGACCTGTGCTCTCTTTCTCCTCTCCGCCTCTGTCCGTGGCCGTCCCCTGCGTCTATTTCCCGCTGGCATTATTCTTTCCCTGTCAGTTCCTTGATTTTTTCCTCAAGTCGTTTAATATGTCCCTTGGTTACATTTCTAAAGGCATTAAACTCCTTCTCAAGGTTGATCTTAGAAATCCTTTTCTGAATATACATAACGATAAACAGAAAACCCACACTTGCCAGCAGTACTGTAAATAAATCTCCCATCATCCCTCCTTATGCCCAACCGAATAACCAATTCAGAAAGGCTGTTATAATTTCTTTAATTTTAATCCAAAGGTTTGTTGGTGGAGTAGGTGGTTGTGATTCTAAGCTTCTAGCCACCACATTGCTTGGCCCACTTTCTAGCCCATCAAGATCTACGGCAGTCACCCGCCATCTATAATCTCCATCAGGAATGGCTTCATCAACGAAAGTTTCTTTTCCCGCTCCCGTATGGGGAGTTTGCCCTACTAATACCCACGTATTTCCGTCATCATCTGAGCGGTATATGTTATAGTGGCTCATATCAGGTTCTGTGTTAGAGTCCCACTCAAGCGTAATGTTTGTTGCGGCCTGAGCTTTGGCTACAAAACAGAAACCCAGACCAAACACAAGCAAGAATCCAATAGCCGCCCATAGTATTTTTATTACTAGTGGTCTTGTGTTCATATTAATCCTTTGCAAATAAGAGAACTACTGCTAGAATACCCGTTATCACTGTATTGATATCAGCCGTAGTAAGATTAACGCCATACCACCTAGCTATAACCACAGCCGCAGCTATGATCGCTACGCCAGATGTTTTCCAATTCCTTACTATCCTATCCCATAATTCCCACATGGTTTATCTCCCTAAAATTAATCTCGCATTCCCCTGGCCACACCATCGGGCCAATCCCAATCGCCTATGTTAGATAAGGCTTTTGTCTCTCCGCAATATGGACACATACTTATATGTGTTGTAGCTACATGATGTGGAGGCCATTCACCATCATATCTGAGCGCACATTGACTACAAATGTAGTCAAATTTGAGTTCATCTAATTTATTGACCATGTCTCCCCTCCGTAGGGGGATGCCGCAGAGTTCAGGCCAGGAGAGGGGAAGACACAGAACTCCGCAGCATCCGTAAAGTGATAGCTGGGGCCATTAGAGTCACTGCAACTAGTATTCTACAT